GCGGTAGCATATGCTTGGTTTCCGCTTGTTGCTCCTCCACCTACAATAGAAACGCTCGGTGAGGTTGTATATCCCGCACCACCACTCGTAACGTTGATTGCAGTTACGGAACCTGTAATAACAACATCCGCAGTTGGAGCTAAACCTTCATACTCCCAATCAATTAATCCGACAGTTTGTATACCTGCAGTGTGTAATGGATACACTGTTGCGGAAGATCTAGCAGGATTGAGTGCTCTGTACCTTCTTCCTTGATATACTACTCTTGTACCAGACGCATATGCAAAATCTAATTTATAATCTGGTTCAAACTCTACAGTAGGAGGGTTAGTGATATCATATCCAGATCCACCATTAATTTTCTCAATAGATTTTATACCACCGTATTTTTTTGTACTTTCAGACTTAAATGAAAATAATGGGATTCCATTTGCACCAATACCTATTTGTCCAATAGGAGTATCAGTTTTTTGCGATTTAATGCTTGGTGTAAGAGGAATACGCTTCAAATATCTTTGATTGCCAGGATCTAGGTCACCTGTAGCAAAAGGTCCTATCTTATGACTTGGTATTCCTGTACTAGCGACTATTGCGTCAGTATCAGACTTATATGTGTTCTGTACGTCTGCTGTTGTATCTTTGATTGCTAAGTTTACAGAATTATCATCAGAACTACCAAAAACAAATTCTCTTGCAATATAAAACTCAAATCCAGAAATACCGAAGGCAGGAGAGAAGGAAAAGATAAACTCAAATGTAAATTCGTCAACAATACCAACTACAGTGTGAGTGTTGTTGTAAATGTCTTCTGGAGCGTTTAATATTCTTACATTGTCATTTCTGACTAATCTATGCTTCTCTTTTGTCTTTACGGTGCATCTTACTGATCCATTGCTTGCGGGTGCTCCTAGGGTCGCTGAATCGCCTCTGAGGGCACGTCTAACATTGTATATGTAACTATCCCATATAGGATCAAGACTATCAAAGCCAGGTGCAGCGGGAGTAGTGACTTTTGAGTCTGGTAAGTAGTATTTTCCACCACTATTCAATATTACACCTCTAGTGCCACCAAATATCTTTAATTGTATCTCAGATCCATCTACATTTGATAAACCGTAAATTTTGAACGCAGCAAACGTTTCTTGTCCTGCATCATGTGCTACATTGCTTGTATTTTCTCTTGCACGGTTGCAACCGATAAATTGTGTGACTGTTTTATCAGTATAACTGATTATTTCGTCTTCTATCCTAAATTTACCATTTGTTTCAGGCCATCCTAGTGTAGAATCAACTGTAACAACATTATCGGTTAAATTAGCACCTAAATCTTGAGATAAGACTGTTTTGTATGGAGTTACAAAAGTTCCGAGTGAATTATTAGTGTCAACGTCAATTTCATAGACTGATCCGTTTGCTGTAAAGACTTCTACTACACCTTTTACGTAAATTCTTGCAGCATCGACATTTGGGTCGTTTGGATCCGCATCTTGATATAGAACTTGTCCTACAAGTTCGATTGGGTCTCCAGAAACAGGAACTGCACGAATAATTTCTCTAGAAGTGTAAAATGCGTCACTAGGTTTGAATATTCGCTCTCTAGGATAAGATACTTGAGACTCTACGCCAAAAAGTGCTCTTAAAACAAATTGGAATGACCTACTTGTGCCTTTTGCCGAGTAAAAGTCCTTAATACGCTTAATTACGGTGCTTTCTGTAACACCAGTTGCAAGATTTTTCGGAAATGTGTTTAAAAACTGCTCTTTGAACTTTCCGAGCATGTAAAGCGGGAAAATATTGTTCAAATTAACAACTTCGGTGCCTAGAGCGTGTGTTGCAGCGGTTGTAGACTCAAATTTATACTCTCCTTCAATTCCTACTGCCTTTACAGCGTTAAATCCTCTTGAACAGGTCTGAAATAGGGTTGCACCCTTACTTTGGTAGTAAATTATCTCATCATCTATCAATAAAAGTCCTTCTGACGGAAAATCACGTGTAGATTCAACGTCAATAGTTGTTGAAGAGGTTGTAACAGCAGAAATTAACGTTGTAGTAGTAACTAACTCTCCATAATTGTCAATATTATAATAATCTGACCAGTTTTGGATTATGTCGAAGCAATATCCCTTTAATTCTTGTGATTTATAGTATTCCTTGACAAAATCAATGAACGTAGGAAACTGATCCCTTATAAAAGTAGGGAATTGTCCTGCGATATGCGTTGATATTTTGGATCTTGACTCTGGACTAACTTCAGACGGTACAGGCGGTTGTGTAACCGTTGTAGTCGGTGTTGTCCACGATCCAACTCTCCAAGAACTAATGGTCATATTCGATTAGTAGCTAGATTCTGGAATTACTCCTGTTCCAGATAAGTTTGAACCACTACTGATAGTATCTTCTACTACAGTAATCACTGAGTTATCTATACCCATAGTAATATACGTTTCTCTCAAAGAAACTAAGTCATTTGACTTTGGAGTAGCTTTAATTTGTAATGTATCATTTGTTACATTAGTAGATTGTATTATCAAGTCATTAATTACAATCTCTCCCATATCATAATCTACAGTTCCCCATAATCCATCAACATATTCAAATTCACCAGTTCCTTTGACGTAGTAAAGTCTAAGTGTACCGTTACCATCGTCATTTAGATAGTAAGTGTTGATGTCATCTCCTACAATTTTAAATCCACTAGAGATTATAGCAGGATTTGTGGAGGTTTGTTGGTTAATTCTATTACCGTAACAGATTTTGTAGTTAACACGAGTGTTTAAATCAACTGTTACATTCTTTCTCATCATAATACGGGTGATATTAGAGGTAATTGACCTCTCTGCATCATCAATAATGTTTTGGATCTTAGAATATTTGAATTTACCGCCAAATTTATTGAACTCACCGCTAGAATTTAACACTGTCAACGTAGTAATGATCAAATTTTTAAGTTCATCAGCAGTTTTACGTGTAGTATTAGGATTATAGTAGACAAAACTTGTTAAATCTACGTATAAAATGGATGGATCAATGATTGTTGGTTGAATTGCAGCTACAGAATACTCTCTGAGCTTCTTTAAAACAGAATTTTTCTCAGAAAGTGATAGTTTATCAGCATTTCTTGGTTTGATTGCTAAAAATACCTTACCAAATTCGGGAGGTTCCGCTTCTTCTCCACCATAACATGCAATAGATGCGACGTTTGGGTAGATTTGAGGTATGATTGCTTCATAATCCCGTGTAGAAACTGCTCTTCCGAACGCAGAATAGAATTTTGGTGCGGAAAATTTGATTGCTTCTGTAGTTTCTGGTTCTGAACCACCATCAGGGAACGAAGTTGCGGTAACTGTAATACCAGAAGTAATAGAATTATTCAAACTATCTCTAAAAGTTCCGATATTTTCAAAAACTTTTAGTCCATTTGCTCCTACTCCTGCAGAAGTTGTATATTTTACAGTAACAACATCTCCATTTGCTAGTGCTTTTCCTACAACACCATCACCAAATAGTATTTCTGGTATCTGATACTCACTTTCTTCTAAGAAAAATACTTTAGAAGTAGCATCTATCTTAGTAATATCTGTTGCTTGCAAGTATTTTTCTGTAACTGTACCAGAAGTTACCTGTACAATCATTGAAGTTGTGTCAACTCTGTCGTTTGTAAGTATAAATCTCTGTCTTTCTGATGTATCTTTTACAAAAGTATCGGTTAAATATAGTCCTTCGTATAAAACTGTGTCAGTGAATGATGCAATTCCTGTTAAACTGTCTACGGATTGTGTAATATCAGTAGGAATTGAGAATACAAAGTTGTTATTATCCAATCCTGTGAAGTTTAGAACCAATCCTGCAGCCATTGTGACTGATTTTGGGTAAGGAAATACAGTTTGAACTGAAATAGTGCATGTAGTACGTGCAGAACGTGCCGATTTTGGTGTATAACCAATCATTCGAGCAAGTTTTACAACGTTTTCACGCAAAACTGCCGTTTCTAGGAACCCCTCATTGACCGCAAGGTTCGCATTTACACTTGTATAGTAAGTATTATACGCTAATGCGTCAATAAGCACCGTCAAAGACGATCCCTCAAAGTCATAATCACTAAATTGCGACTGTGATCTTAGGTATTCTTTGATTTGTGCCTTGATTTGGTTAAATTCAAGGGCATTAACTTGATTAAATGCCATTATGGTTTAAATGCTATACTGATGTCATCAAACTTAGGCGATATTCCTAATATTAAATACTGTATTTTACAATTTAACTCATTACGATTCTCTTCAAACTGTACTGTAACCGATACAGCGGTAACTCTAGGTTCATGTATCTCAATAGATTGCTCTAATCTATTCTTTACCTCCAATACCATCGTAGGTGTAGAGTTCTCAAACAATAGACCAAGTATGTTACCACCGAAAAAGGGATCAAAAGGTTTCTCGTAGAAATTGTAAAGAACAATATTCTTTACAGACTCCTTGATTGCAGCTTCATTCTTAAGTGACAAAATATCGTTCGTCACTGCGTTCTTTTCAAATGTAAGGGAGAAATCTCTAAAAGACTTCGATATCAAAGACATCCCGAATGAAACAATTCTTTATCAATTGTTATTTATACTAGTTTCTCGAAAGGTTTACGTTTCTTACCCTGTCTATCACTACGAGGATCAGTAATTAAGTATCTACAGTACTCATTACCATGATCGTAGAAGTGATCAGACATGTCGACAGGAATGTTAGCATTCCTTTTACCATCTACAATTCTATTTGCCTTGGCCACGATACCTCTTCTTTGCCTTGTTCCTAGACGTGGCACTATACTTCGTGTGTTGACCACGACCTTGTGCTGTTTTCTTTGGTTTCGATTCGATACTGTTTCCAGTGTTCCATGTCATTGCCATAAATTAATTCATCCTGCGAATACGTTTGATGATCCTGCTGCCACAGATGTGCAACCTGATATTCCATCTCCTACTCTACCACAACCTTTGCCATTTATTTTGACAGTAGAACTGCCACTTGCAATAGCAGCGGAGTGAGGTGGACATGGACTGCCTGGTTTTAAGTGTGTGGTATTCTTATCTCCTTGTCGAGAGATAGGTCTCCCATTACAGAAGACATTAGGACTACCCTGTGCTCTAGACATTCCAGAACAATGGGCAGCATCTGCATCTCCTACTCTTGTGACTGCGGGCATCTTACGTATAGTAATTTGAAATGAAGGAACGTATTCCTTCGTACTCATTATTTATCTTCAATTCCAAAGTGAATGTTACAGGAGTCTGTGCAACTAAGTTTCCCACAGGTCCTTCTTCCCATTGCACCGTAACAGTAAACGTCTCAATATAAGGTGTAGTATTATCTTGGTTCAAGTCATATAACAACTTATCAGAAGGCATATTATCTACCTTGGTTACAGTCACAGGAATCTTTGGATAGAGTGAGTCATCTGTACCTTTCTCGACATAGGTAAATTGATCCTCAAATGGATCCTGCAACGTGCCACCTATATTCACACTTGTAGTGCCAGATGTAATCACAAGGTTTGGTTGCGTTCCTGCTACACTTGCAGTTACATTGGTCACGTTTGCTACATTAGGAGAAGTTGCTGTAGCACTTGCACTTACAGTTTGATTCATCGCAAAGTTAGGTCTCGTTATATCTGCTAGACCAGTTACTTCATCTGGGGTTATCGTTACACTCACTTCCTTTCTCTTTTAACAAGTTCTTGTAGGTACTCAGACCATTTGCTCATTTCGACATGTTCAGCAACGCTATGAGGTTCGGGCGGTACTGTTGGTTCAAATGATATGAGGTGATCGAATGTATCGGGAAGGTCACCACACCTATCGAATTCGAGGAGTTTTCCCTCGTCTTTAATTACGAACTTTCCTTCTAGAGTATCCATGCCTAGATTAAACATAGTTTTTGAAATATTTAGAGACCTACGCGGGGTTAACGCGGTTATTACCAATTCGTATCATCAACCTCTGTCAATCCACCGACAGTATATTCAACTATTTCTGTTATCGTCTTATCGTGCTCAAGAACAACATCTACAAGTTTCTCATAGTGTCCATCGTCAGTTCTCTTCATGAGGAGTTTAGAGTTAGATACTTTTCTCTCTAAGGCATCCAACCTCTCTAATATCTCATCATACTTTCTATCTGTATGTGTATGGTAGTCGCCTGACATGAATCCTCCTAGTCTTGTTTAATGTCAAAGTGCCATTTGATATGTTTAATGTAATCAAATGTATCTCCTATGTCCTTATCGCAATCTGTTTCATACTTTCTATCGCAGAGAAACTTACGTAAATCGTAGATACTGTCATATGTACCTACTTCGTCAAAAGAATCGTCATATAGAACGTAACGCATAAGAGAAAAGGAGATGTTGATTTATTTATTATATCTTGAAACTAACACAATGTCAAGTACAAAGATATCCTACAACATTGTCTGGTAGGTTCTCCAAAGGTATTAGAGAAAGATACTTAGGTATCTTGACTCTCATGTTCTCTGCAATCTTCTCCTTCTTCCATTTAGTGTATGCTTCCTTCTGACACCAGATGTCAAAGAATATTTCCATATCATCAGTAACCTCTGTAGGGTCAAAATACCTCCGAGAAATTTTTTCAAAAGGACGTTTCTTCATATATTCAATATCGACTCCAACACGTTCTCTAGAACATGCTACAACACAATATGTGTGGGTGTCAGATTTATTCCAATGGACGTTGATAGGTTCTACACAACTATCTACAGGTTGCCTTGCAATAAACTCTCTGAGGGCAGCACGAGTCATTGCTTTACCATTATGATTGGGTTCATCTATATTTGTGA